CAAAACACCTCATCCCTTATAATCTCTTTTCTTTTTCTTAAATCTTAAAGTCCAAGTATTATCTAGAGTTACATTCCACTATTCTGTTGCTGTTTGAGACTCCTCAGATTGCTCTTCCCAGTTAGAAGAACTGCTCACTTGTTTCTTCACTGGATATTTATGCCTTGCCCAAACAGGCATCAAAACCCATTTGTTATTAGCCCAATGTTTTGACTCCTGAATCTTGCCAAATTCACCTCCAAGTTGATATAGGATTCTAATCTCTGATGGTGATATTAGATTGGCAATCCTCTCATCTCTTTCGTCAAGCTGTTCTAAGTCAACGATCCAACTCCACCCCCTTGAAGTTTTCCATTTTCTGAACAACCCATTCCTTACCCATTTATGAAGATCAGGCAGGGTTCCGTGATTGGACCATTGTGATGCTACCAGTCCAATAAGGAACCTCTTCACACATTTCCTCTTAACAGATATCGTCCACAGAGTCTGTCGGAATCTGGCTCGAGTTCTGACAGCGCTTCCCCTCACCCAAGGCTCTGAGTGGTCTATCTTAATAATGTCATCTGGAAACACCTGAACAGCCTTTGGAAAGAGTTGAATAAGAGTTTGTCTCCCCCATAGGTCTGGAGCCTGAGTGAAAGTTGATGAAGCATCTTCTTGGTCTTTGGCTGTCAGCTGTGTAGACCAGTCAAGGGTCTTGATTCTTCTCATGAGAGATTCTTGAGTTTTCAAGTCTACATAGATAGGGACAGTGATAGTTAGGTCCTTCCAATTCCAATTGATCTTTGCTGTGTCTAGGAAGTCCTTGCAACTGATGTAGACTTCAGTATTTCCAATTGAAGACCATGAAGTTCTATATATAGTTACAGACTGATATGTGGACAACCCAGCATATGCTTGAGCCATTAGCATAGGAAGGTTGCTTGCATAGCTCTTAACAAGACAGTGCTTGGCTCTTGTAGAGATTATCGTCTTCATGATTTGAAGTCCTTTAGCCCCATCAGCCCATCCTCCTCCTTCTGCATCACAGATGACCAGATCCCAACTTGTTCCATGCTCCGTGAGATAATCCCTAAACTGTTCAGTTGTGATGTCACTGGGTCTCTCATAACAGGATGATAAATTCATGATCCGTGATAGCAGATCCGGCCGTCTATCAAAAGCAGGGGGGGAAGCAGAAGTCAGTGAATGCCCTGCAATACCCTCTAAAGATGTTAAAGAGTTATAGAAGATACTTGCTTGAGGAAAAAGCCAGCAACATGCCAATGAGAATCCTCCTGACCCATCTCCTAGACAAGCAATTTTTTGAACATTCGTGGAAAATGTGGCGGATAATGAGAGGAGTTTGTAAATGGAGGTGGTATGAAATCTCAAGGGTTTGAAGAAGTGCCCAGATGCAGATGGAGTGGTAGGGGAAAATGGAGATTGAGTCTTGAATGAGAGTACTGTAGATCCCTCTTCAAAGTTTTCTCTTGTCAACATAACTTTCTCTGACACTTGTTTGACCTTATTAGTTAGGAAAGTGATCCCAATCTCTTGATTTGAACCCTTGATATCCTCCAGCTCCTTGACAAGTCCATCAACAGACCCAAAGAATTGGGAGTACTTGGGTGTAAACGTCCTCAACTTTGTGACAAGCTCAGGGTTCTGGCGCGTGAACATGTTGATTAGCTCTTCACCGGTTACAACTTGATGCCGATTCACTTGAGAGACTGATTCTACAATTTCTTTAGAGATTCTTAGATAATCCAATGCATCATCTGATTGTGTCTTCAAAAACTCCTGGAACTGAATTGAAAAGATAGGATGATCTTCAGGGTGTAACTCTAGATTGGCTATTGGGTTTATCCCTTGGAGGAACAATCCACCAGAAGTCCCAGAGATCAATTCCCATGCCTGGATGATGGCTGATTTTAGTACTCTACCAACCTCCATTATTGAAGGGGGGCTCTCTGATGGGGTACGGCAAAAGAAAGGAGGAGATGCCAGAGAAAATCTTTGAAAAGTGGGAACTAGAAATGGATGAAGACTTCCAAACAGCTTCTCTGGAAGCCTTGAGAGCCTCACTATGATCTCTCCTGTTAAAAAATCAGATGACAAATTAACCCTAGATAGCAACCTCCAAGTGATTCGCCTTGCCCAAGCTAGAGCAACACTGAAAAGGAGATGTTGAATTGGAATTTTCACACCCCATAATATGGGGACCAGTGTATCAGGAACTATCATCCGTCTCCCATCGGCAAATTCATAGCTCAGAGGAGCTAGGCTTTTAACAATCAATGTTCCAGCTAAGTAAATCAACTCTTGGTAGGCAGGTGTTGATTTCATAGGTGACTCTGTGTAGATCTTATCACTGGAAGGAGAAGGTTTGAATTGAACATACCCTGTTTCAGGAGACAGTCTCGGCATATTCAGTTGAGCTCCTGACTCAGGCAGCTCCACCATTTCTTCAGAAACAGGAATTATGCAAGTATCACACACCTGATGGAGATGCTGTCCAATTGTCCTACTTCCCTGATGAATCATAAGGTTTGAAAAAGCTGTGATTAAAGAGATCATCAGAGATTGGAAATGTAGGGTGACGTTTCCTCCTCCTTTTGAGTACGCTGTCAAAGAGGAAGTGGAAATATGAATGAAGGAAGCCATCTGGTATAGTAGAGGAATTGTTCCTCCGTGCTTTGTCCGTTCATCTAGGAATCTGTGAGCTACTGTTCCTCTAACCATTTCTTCTGGAGTCTCATAAAAGGATGAGGGAATATCACTAAAAGTTCCAAGAATCTTCTTTAAAAGTTGATGGAAGTTGCTATCAATTCCGATTCCCCAACCAACTAGCCTCAAGGTGTTGGCAATTTTCATCATCAAAGCTCCTTCTTCACCCTGAACCGTTTCCCTCCCTCTAGCAATTTTTTCTTTTGTTCTAGACCCCATGTAAGGAACTAAAGGGCCCAACTTTCCTCCTTTTTTCTCACTGCTTGTCATTCCCTCTTTGATATGGGTTAATACATACCCTCTAGGGTCTGGACAAATTTTACATGGAAGGTCAACCACCTCAAATGCCTCCCAATTACATGTTGTGGTCACACCAACCAACGGTTTTTTCCAGCTCTTCTTTCTAAGATTATCTGCCCTCAAAGTAGCACAGAGTGTCAAATCAGTGCTAGTGTCTGATTCTTCTTTTGAGAACAATTGAAACAACACTCCTTGATTGGTTCTCAAATCTGTTAACTCTAGTACCTTCTGCAAGTTCACACTACTCTCTTGAAGTGCCATCAATGTCAAGGTTCTTGTTTTAGTCATTCTTGACATAATGCTTAGAGCTCGACCAACAACAGTAGAGGAGATGACATCATTCCCAATTCTAGGATTAAGAGGAGTCATTTGGTATAATAGCTCACACAAATCATCTTGTCTTTCACAGGAATATTGAAGGATAGGAGCAACTCTCCTATTGGAAATCCACTCAGCTGATCCTAGATAGTCAGAAACATGCCTCTTAATCCTTTCAGCAACGGTTGACTCCTTGATTAAATTTAAAGATTCTGGATCTTGAATTAGCATTGATGGATTTATATAGGGATTAATCACTGGAGATAACATGTTCAACACCAGTCTTCTACAATCTGGGGTAATGTTTGTTCTTAACATAAGCTTCAAGAGTGATAGAGCCTCAGTGACTGGATCAGGAAACCCCTTTACGAGTGTGCTTCCGTACATCATGATAGGATATCCCCCTAGAGATGTTGGGAAAATGCATAAACTCTCCAAGAAGGTGCTGGAGACTTGTTCCACATGCTTGAAGTCCTCTTGCTTCAGGACGACATTTAGACTATATCTATCGCCTCTTGATGATGGGGGTCCATATTGTCTCCAATTCCGCTTTAGAGGGCTCTGATTGAGGTTTATGAGTGGATACTTGAGTCCATACCAGATGATTCCTTGTATCTCAGTGGTATACATAAAATAACACAAGTCATTCTCAAGGCTTGATGTTAATGCAGACATCAAATTTGCTGTTGCTGACGAGAGACTTGAAGTAACAGTAGGAAACCCCTCATTGCTAAGTCTGAAAATCCTTGCTAGCCTCTTCAAGTTCATACATAGTGGGACTCCATTTACAACCCAGAATTTTCCATATGAAAAACATGATGAGCTTGCCCATGTCTCACTTGGTTTGTTGGGGGGACCTATTTGTCCAAGGATCTCCTCCAATGTCTTCACAAAAAGGTTGTGTTTTTCCTTAGCCACCATGAGTCCAAGACTTTTTGGATACTTGACTCTTAGAACTTGATTGTCCCCCTGACCCATAATAGAGAAGTCAACTCCGCAGGTTTTTGCGACCCGCTTCAGGACATGTAGGGAGAAAATAGTCCATCCCTTCTGTCTTAGTCCCTCTATCCCCCCTAAGTGACCTGTCCAACTGCCCCATCCTTCTTTAATTCTACCATCCTCAACAGGTGGGATGTAGACCCCATTGGCAAGATATAGGGTTGATTTGGAAAACATCTCATGAGTTCTTGTTAGAACTCGTGAAAAGCCATAAAGCTCATCCACAAACTCGAACATCCTATAGGTTTCTTCCTCTCTCATGTAAGAATTCCATTTCTCGAAGTCAACCTCATAGGTAACTTCCCAATAGTCATCAGCTTCCCCACTCGAGGTGTTGTGGTATATCTTCTTCATCAGGGTTGTCAGGTCATCCATCATGGTAACCTCCGGGAAAAGAGGTAGAATGTCATGTGCTAACATCGCTTCTGTTACAACAACGTACATACGTTTGTACAAAGTGAGTAGGCCAAAGAATCGTGCAAGTACTTTTAATTCTCTCTCCTTGTCATAGACTCCAACTACATCCTCTTCTGATGGGAATCCATATTTGTCAATATATTCCAATAAATCCTGAGGAGACCCGATGTCAGATGTTAGCCACTTATATAATACACTTCTCTTCCAACCTGCCCCAACAGAATGGTGTGACTGGATTTCATCTGCAAGCTCCGCATGTGAAAGTGATAGGGCTTTATCAGACAACCAGTCCACCAAACTGTAACTATCATTGATATGAAATGTCTTCTCACCTTTTATTTTCAGCCACTCCAAATCGTTATAGTGAGGATGTGATGTTACAATGGGCTGGTTGGATTCAATACAGATTTTTAAGTAGGAAGAGTCATCCAATTCTTCTAATCTTAAGTTTGGATAAACCCCCTTCTTTCTCCTATAATTGATGCAGATAGACGATATAGTGTCAATGGTAATTGTCTGAATCCATGTGTAGTTAAAAGGTCTAGGTACACATGCAATGGATCTCAGTTTCTTGATTCCTTCTTTTAAATCAACAATGGGGTGTCCCCATGTCCTATATAGCCCAAATAATTGACTCAGATGGTGACTTGAAAGTCTGCCTATATTCTGTAAGAGTGTTATGAATGGCTTCAGTGGTACTTTTAGATCCTTCTCATGGCAAATCTTTTCACATTCAGCAATGGTGCTATTCAGGAATGCCGTATTATCAACAATTTGTTCTTCTTGAATTGACAACAGGCAACCAGAGACAATTGCCTCCCATTGGGATAACAGATAGAAAGAATTGTTCCCTGACCTCATCATAAGATTGTCACCCCACTCCCAACATTTTTCAAGCACCAAGGGTGAAGGGTACAACTCGGGCATGGTTCGTGACCCGATTGTGGTTGCCAGCTTGATAATAAACCTCTGGTGGATCAAGTCACTCATCATCAAGAACATCTCACGAGTTAAGGCATAAGTTAACTGACTCAATGGAGGTTTCCACAAACAGACAAATCTCCCCAACCACCATGTTCCAAGGGACTTTGATGTGTGAGTAAAGAATGTTGTTCCTGGGTCTATGGTCCAGAGCAACTCTGAAGGCTTCATATTTTCAACAGCTGAAAGTCTAACTCCAGTTTCTGCCCAGTGCCTGTAATGCCACATCCATTCAAATTCAGGGAGCAATGTGGTATTCAAATGGTCGCCTTCTGCAAGCCCAAAGTGTCGAAGACTTTCTTTTTGCATCTTTAGCAATTTGTCAGAGCTTGCCATAAATTGAGACAGTGATGGAGCTGCTGTTTGAAAGTCCGGTTGTTGTTTAAGAAGTTTAGATAAGGTTGCCCATGCTTTAGCATGATCTGTTGAATAATCCACCTGAGGGTCCCATCCTGTGAGCTGCTTGATCTCCCTTCTAACACCAATCTTAACCTCAGAAGTCCAAGTTTTATCTCCTTTGAGGAATTTATATAAGGCATTACTAACATTATCCCTGATTGCAACATCTAGATGAGTTTGCCCTGGGAAAGACACAAAAGTTTTGTCTCGTTCAAATTCGCTTCCTGTAGTCTCCATGGGTCTTGGTTTTTCTAAATCTAAATTTAATTGAATAACCTTATTATGAGATAGCTTTGAGAGTATACACCTCCTTCTCTCCATCCTGCTTGAAATGCTTCAATGATAGTCTAGAGCCCGGTTGTTTTTCACAGATTCCTTTGCCACATTTTAAGATGATAACAACGAGAAGAATAAGAGCCAGAACTCCTATTAAAGCCCCTATCAGAGTTGAAAATCCTCCCCTTGCCATGCTTGCAATCCACTCAAATGGATACAGGACTTTGGATAAGTCCGGATTTGAAGTTTTACCATTCAGTATGTTCACCAAATGACCTTCAGTGATTCGTTGGTTCGTCCATTGTCCCTGGCTTTGAATTGCCATCCAGATATCACCCAAGGTGGTCAGAACTTCATGAGAGAATGTGTAGTGATTAGGAGAACTACTTTGGATCAATGTCGGAGTTGCAAAGACTTGTCCAGAGATCAAGTCCTTGATCATATTAGGTCCCCAAGGGGCCAAGAAGGACTTCAATCCAGTTGTAAGGATTTGATCACACTCCAATATCAGGCCAGTGTTTGGTTGAAGGCACCCACTCTGCTGTGATCCATTCACTGTGAGATATTCAACATGAAAATGGCTATCATTTGGTAGTTTCTGTAAAAGAACCACAGCCTTCGCCTGCTTTGGGAGAACAACATATAAGACTCCATCTTTCAATACCCCAAGTGCAAGACTCTCTCCTGAAATTAATCGGGCTAATTGATTTGCATCACTAGTTACTAAGGCTTGAATCCACTGATAGTTCCTCGTTTTGCATACCTCTATAGCAAGCTGGCCAAGTCTTAATGAGGTCAGTTGACTGATGTGTTCAGAGACATAATCAAGTTCAGACTCAGACAATGTCAGACGAGGAGAGAAACCATGAGTTGATAGAAATCTCTCTGTGTCAAATTCACTTTCCCAGTTTGTATTTGCTTGAGACAAGCAACTTGAGCATGCGAATTTTTCTTTACAACTCTTTAGGCAGGTCTGTTTCTTATGAAATACCTTTCTCATACCCAAAATACTAGTATCTTTCAGAGGAGTTGTATTATGAATCGCTGTAAATTTAGTGCTTGATAAAAAATACCCATTCTCATCCATCAGAACCCCTGAACAAATTTCCTCTGCCTCCTTCTTGATATAAAAGCGCAAAGATAGATCAGGAATTTCAACAATGGTCCCCTTGTTGGGTTCCTTATAGATGTGCCCAGGATGAGAAATGGCAACTTTTAGACCGGGACAGAAGCCATCTCCAAGGCTGATGCTACCTGTCCAGTGAATTAACAATCTGTCTTCTTGAGAGTAACAGAATTTCCTACCGTGAATCTCACATGTGTCAAAACCACTTGGAGTGAGAATTTTTAAATTACCCTTCACAGTAATTGTGATCGGCTTCACTTCATACGCTTGAGTTTCTTTGATGGTCTCTCCTGTCCATGCACAGTCATAGAGTTCTTCACTAGGAGGGGTCCATTTTGAGTCATTAGTTAAGGCCTGCTCTAAAAATTCCTTATCAGATGGCAACAATGGTAAGTGGTATTGGCTCAGAATTGTATGTTCCTTGGATCCGAAGAAATAGAAGATGCAACTAGTCTTAGTGAATACTTTTGAAATACTCAGCCCCTTCAAGGTCAAGAGAGATGTGTCAGGAGTCAGTACTGTGATATTATCCCTTTTAAAAGTTTCTGGTTTTAAGTTGTTCGCCAGACATGGGTCACGAACAGGAAAACCTAAAGACAAGGGTGGAAGTTCCCTTTCATAGTAGAAAATGGGAGAGTGGTCAGGGAAGTCTATTCTCTCGCAAGCCGTGAGAGGGATGAGCACCAAGAGGATGAACAGGGTCATTCTGGAGTATTAACGAGGGTCTTAGGTTTTTCTATATCTATTTAAAGCTGGTAACCCGGTATTAAACCATTCATGCATGCTTAGAGTATTACTGAAGTGGAAAAATTCCTCTTTATGATTCTACGGGTTGATAAGATCATTATTCTTTGGCCTTGAGACCTGAGAAAAGTCCCTTCAAACGCCCCTTACTTGATGCACCCTTCCCCTCATCTTGACCGTGATCCTTAGGGACTTCAATTTGATTTTTGGTTTTTGCTCTCAACTTTGAGATTTGTTCAGTCAGAACCTTGCCAACTGGTGGGAGTGGGACAAATCGTAAATCCTGAATAGTTTGAGGGTCATAGTTAGTCGGCTTGCATCTCAGTTCTCCTTGAAGACGGAGGCTCACCACCACAGTGCCTTCTTTACCTTCTCCGCTCAGTTCAAGGTTCAGCTTCTTCAAAAACCCATTCAAATCGGGAGAATAAGGGAATGAAGTATGGGCAACTAATTTACAGTTGTAAGTCCTCTTAGTGACCCATTCTTTCTCTATTTCATCTTTTAGTGAAATGATTGTTCTTCTAACTGGGGTTTCTTGGACTTTGTCTCTGAGAGACTCATGTAGCAGGACAATAATTTGGGCCATAATCTTGGGAGAGAATCCACAATCCTTAAACAAGGCATCCACAATGGTTGAAGCTATCTGGGCCCATGAATGAGCAGGGGTTCCTACAATTGTCCCCTCTGCACATAACTTGATGACCAGGTTTGACATGATGTCGAGCTTTTCAGGGGTCTTGTTTTTTCTAAATCTACATTGCATACAACCTTAACCCCTTTAGAAATACAAGTACATGTGGTTTTTGTCAAAATAATAAAATGTCAGGCCCCTGGAAAAGCGGGGGAGGAGATTCTCAGTTCCTTACTGACTCCTAAGGCCTATAGCCTAACTTAAGCGATCTGCTTGGGTTGACTTACGTTCTATATTAACCTATGATGGTCCCAATGATGTGTATATGAATAGGTCTCTAAGGGACAGGCTCAGGCTGACGAAGTGGAGTCATGAATTTGAACCAAGGGTCTGCACTCTTCCCTAGTTGACTCAGGATCTTTATTTTCCCATCCTTATCTTTGGCTCTCCAGACTGTCTTTGCTACAACCTTCCAATCATATGAGAGCAGCTTCTTGATACTATCTTCCTTCCCTTGCACATGCTCTACAAAATCTTTGAATCCTGGGTGATGAATTGCTGCTAGCGATGAAAAATCCCACCCTGTTGTGGAAGATTTATACATGCCGTAATAACAATTAACAAAAAGTTGTCTAGTGGATGGAGATTTAGTTAATGTCTTCAACCCAGATCCAGAAACTCCTTGTTGCACTTCAATCTTAGTTGCCTCTTTTATTTTCTTGTCAAGAAGCACTTTCATCTTGTCTTGGTAAGAGGCTGCATTAGATAGAGTTGTTGAATAAGAGTTCAACAGCTTTTCAATCTTGACAACTTCCTTCTTTAAGCCTCCAGCCACTTCCTTGAGGTCTTCATCTCGTCGGGAGTCTCTCCCTATGGCATACCCTTCAATTATTGCATCCCAGCAATTTTGTGAACAGTTCTTTAGCACCTCCTTCAGCCTTCCAAAGTCCATAGGAGGAACACATTTGGCCTTTAAGAAGAGCTCCGGGGTTAACAATTTGTCTTCCCTACTACTTGCCTGCTTTGGGATAGCTCCTGTGTCCTCCAGTCTGAAACCTTTACTCTTCTTCTGATCCTCCTTCTTGGGAATGGAAGACTGTTGGTCACTATACTTCATCCACTGCTCCTCTGAGTTAGTAAGGATTTGTTCTTGTCTTGCCTCTTCTCTCTCAAACGCTGCTCCCCAATCTTCTTCCAAGACCATAGTGGTATAGCTGCTCAAGGCAGCCTCCGCATTCTTCTGTAGGAATTCTACTGAAGGGGTTGCAGCAGGAACGTCCTCATCCTCATCACTGCTTGACTCTTCATCATCCGATTCGTCTAGGTAAGCGGGCTCATCAGCCTTCGACTGATCTTTATTAGCATCCTGTGAGACTTTTTCCAAAAGTTTTAGGTTTTTCTGCAAAACTGTATGAACATGGTCTCGCTCCTCATCATTAGTAGTCAGCTCCAGAGCCTTCTCCAATTCACGATGGCGACTATGAAGTTCTTCAAGTCCCAACTTCAAAGACTTAGAGCCTTCCATATCTCCAATCATTTCAAGAAGTCGTTGTTCAAACATGATGCAGGGGTCTTGGTTTTTCTTAAATCGAATGATAAAGAGTTAAATGGGATAAAGAGTTTTCTATGGCGTAAATTACATAAGAACTGATCCAAGAGCTGTATGATAGTCGGTTTTTATATCAGACCAGAGTATTCATTGTCTGACTCATCATCATCCTCTCCGTATGCCCAGATCTTCCTGTGTTTTTCAGAGACCCAAGCCCCTGTCTTCTGGTCGTGTTCAGAGGAAGCAACTACATACTTCTTGGCCCACCTCAATGCTTGATTCTTGGTTGTATTTGGAAGATGTTGCTCAAATACAACCATGTTCCACATATCATTCCCCGCATCTGCTTCAGTAACCAGTGCAACCAGGTATGCTGACAATACTATATTGTCCAATATTTTAAGTGATGAAAAACATTGGTCATCAATGACACGAGACCATTTCCAAGATTTCACTTTTGGAACTACGTGTTTAATGAAGTCTGCAAGACGAATGACAGAATTCATTGTGTGTGATGTTAAGATCAGACTTAGGATCTCCTCAATTGAGACGGAGAATACCCCAGCTACCTTGTCCACGAGTCCTACCAATCCAATTCCATTCTCACTGAGATGTGTCAAGCATCCTCCCTCCATCATACGAACATCATCATCGTTGTCAGAGTGGACTTTGACATAAACAGCCCATGAAATGAGCTCTCTTACACTGGCTGTTCCTTTTCCCATGGTTATTGCAATTTTCTCGAGCATGATCTTACTGGGAAGAGGAACCTTTTCTGGAAGCTCAAAATCAGTCAAGTTGGTAACCAACCTTGAAAAATTTTCAGCACGTCCAAGATATGCCCGCACCGAGCTCACCTCCTTGACTACCGTTCTAAAACAAACCCAGGCCAAAAAGCAGCAGAACCTGATGGCAGCTATCTTATCATCCCCATCAAGAGCTTCCAACATTCCCTTGTAGAAGCTGGAAGTGTTCCTTGGCAGTCCAGTGACAATATTGTCATCATCATCAATCCAGTCATGTTCACCCACCAGGCCCTGCAAATCATTGGTATCATCTTTTTGGGAAGTTTTAGGGTCACTGACTGTTGCATCATCTGCAGGTTGGACTTTAGCTCCTGACAGGTCAATGAGTGGGGACTGTTTGGTTTTGAAGCAGGCAAATAATGCAAGATACTTCTTTTCTGTTCTAGTAGGGGTGATAAGGAGTAAGGCATGGACTATTTCTGACAGCTTGAAGTTTTGCCAATTTCCATAACAATAAGCCTGCAAAAACAATTTGCAGAGAGTTATACGGTCATCTTCACCAGGAAGACTATACCTGCTCTTGATGTACTTCTTCAAACTATCATCAGACCATCCCTTGTCTTGAACATCAACCAATCTAGATGGAAGGCCAGAAAGTGCCTGATATGCAGGATCAGCCATGTTACAAGGGTCTTGTATTTTCTTCCTTGTCATGTTTCATGAATCTCTATATATCTGACTTT